CAGAAAAGCTCATTTCAATGTCGGTTATAAAATTGATTGGATACATAGAAACTACTATGCTAGAAAACTCAGCAAAGAATTACAGAGGATTTACAGATGAATGAAATAACAATAAGGGTAGTTGGAATCCCTGCTCCTCAAGGATCTAAAACCTTAACAAGATATGGTGCAATGATCGAAGCATCTAAGAAAGTAAAGCCTTGGAGAAATGATGTTAAGGAAGCCGCACTCGAATGTTATAACAGCGGAGCATTGAACTTACCTGTAAAGGCAGATATTGAATTTATTTTTCCCAGACCTAAATCACATTTTGGAACAGGAAAGAATGCAGATGTGTTAAAACCTTCAGCACCTAAATACTGCACAAGTAGAGGTAATGGAGATATTGATAAGTTGGCAAGATCCACTTTAGATGGATTATCTGTCAGTGCGGGGGGGAGTGTATTGGAAGATGACTCTCTTGTGGTTGAACTTAATACAAAAAAAAGATATGTGAAAAAAAATGAATTACCAGGATCACTTATTGCAATATCCTGTATTTACGATTAGTATACTATTAGTTTACTAATACTAATTAAACATGACCACAGAAACTGAACTACCTCCAGTTGAAACTTATACCATTCCTAATTTAGGAGGGATCTTAACTACTGGTGATCTTTATAAAAAAGGTAAGTTTGACTATAGTGCTTGGGCAAAGACAGCACAAAGAATAAGAGAAAATGCACCAAATTGGTATTTTGCATTAGAACCGAACAAAGATGGAGATTTTGTTTGGAAGCAACCCAATAACACTGGCTTACTTATGGGTTATTTTCAAAATGTAGTTACGGGAATTAAGTTGCCTTTATTTCCTTATGCCATAACAAATAATTTCAACAAACCAATTGGTTACGAAGAAATTTCAGCTAATGATGTACAGAACTCTCATCGAAGATGTTTATGTGCCTGTGGTTGTTATTCTTTTGGAGATGCTTTTGAACTTTGGGCAAGAGTTGAAGTTAAGGAATTAGATCAAGAACAAAAAGAAACAAAGGAGGGTATTACAAGAACTCCTGATAAACCTAATCAACA